TCCGTTTCAATTAATGGGTAAATACTTCTTTCATAATTAAGAAAGTCGATTTTGCTATTATGTAAAGTTTCAATGATTTTATAAAATTTTAAGGCGTTCAAATAATGCTCACATAAAATCGTAATTTCTTCATTGTTGTTAAAATCTGCTGACGTATCAGTTGGAAAAACATCAGAAAATAAAAACTTTTTTGAAACTTGTTTTTTGTTTTTAAACTTTTTTAAGGGTGTTAAAATTAACTTTAATAATTCATCACTAGAATATTTGAAATTTATATTATCCATGTTTTTTTATTATCTCCTCGTTGATTAAATTTAATTGACTATCATTTTCAGTTTCGATCTCGGTTCGGTAGTTATTGTCTGTTGAATAATAAAAACACTCTTTCAAAACGGTAGCTAATGCCCCAGAATTTTCGGTCATAATTTTTAAATATTCAGCTTTGTTTCCAGAAGATAAAATATCGTAAATTTTATTTATCTCGTTTTCGGTCTTCGTGTTTTCAGTTTCATAAGTCGACAAGTTCGAAACCTCGTATGACTGCCGACCTGCAAATTCAGTTTTCTCGACCTCGTTTAATGATGATTGAATAGAAGCATCGCTTGTAATATTCGTTGATGAGTATTTCCAAACGTAAGGTTCTTTTAATCCATAAGTATTTGATAAAAATAAATTGTCTTTTTCAATCCAATTACCCACACGTGTGAAATCATTTGAATAAGTATCAGCTATTAAAACTCGGCTATCGGTTTTTAAATTAATAATTTCTTTTAAATTTTCTAGAAATTCATCGTTACGAATTAATGAAATATCTCTCGAAATAATGGGTGCAAAGTATTGCTTAACAAAAAAATAACTATCACTTCGATTTTCATTTTCTAAAACATGAGGTAATTCTGGGCTGTTGTGCATAAAGCCCATTTGAAATTGATGGTCTTTTCCGAGTACGTCATAAGGGTGTGAATTGTAGGCTTTTTTCTTTCCTATCGTACAATAACGAAAATGAATTCCTATTTCGGTAGTTTTATTTTTATGTTTTTTGAAAAACTTTTTAACATCGCTAAAATTTTTCGGATAGATTTTATCTTGAATTAATCGACTATCATTATCAAAATACATAACACCTAATCCATGAGGATTATTTGAATAAGCATTTTTTAAAATTTTCTTACTTATATTTTTCGGACTACCTTGAATTATTATACACATTATAAATCACCTTTTTATTATTTTTAAAACTACCCATTAATATTATTTGTAATGATTTAATTATAATAATCAAATAAATACCGTCACGTTTTCGAGATTATTATTTGAATAAAGACTTGTTTATATAGCGAGAATAACATATAAAGAGTGACATTTTTACAACACTAAAAGTGTGATATAAATACAACAAAAAGGGTGGATTATATGGCTAAAAATACAGAAAATAAGATCGTTGAAAATGCAATCGTTGACCTATTCGGTAGGGATTTGATTAATCTTTTAGATCAAAAAAAAATTAAACAATCGGTCGCTTTAATGAAATCTTTAAAAATTAAAAAAACAGGGCGTAGGCGTTTGATCGATGAGCATAAAAAAATTCAAAATAAGGGGGTTAAGTAATGTTAGGATTTATTAGATTATTTTTATTACTTTCTTTTATTGGTCTTATTTTAGTTTTGATTATCGGTGTGTTTAGCGATGGTCAATTTATTATCGGGTCGTTGTTATTGGTACTGATACCCATAATCATATCTAAAATAAGAATGTCCTAGTCGAGAACTGGCGTTTAAAAGGTAGCCTTTAATTAAATACAAAATGATAAGCGAATGAGTATTTAAAGATAATCTTTAAGGGTCGAGAAAGTCCATAGGTTTGACGGTGTCCGAGTGTTAACATTAAAATTATTTAAGGGTCGAATAAAAAAACAGATACACCATGTCAAAAACATGAACGTGAATTATAAAAATCATTATTTATTAATAAGGATAGATAGTCCTTGTTAAGTCCTCGACCCATAAAGCACGTAGTACCTCACTAATAATTGTCGATACACTTGTAGGTTGCAAACAACCTATGGGGGAATTTTGACAGTAGAGCAATTATAGATACCCATTTAAATTTTTGTAGTAAAATTATTTGTATAGGTGTTTCCACTCTCGCTTTCACACCTATTATATACAATTCTCCAATGGGGGTCTAAAGGGGTACTCTTAAGGGGTCTAGTAGGGTTAACCCTTATAATACCCTTATATAACCCTTAATAACACCTTAAGGTAACCAGTTGTCTCCTTTAGGGCTATTGCCTATAGCACTATTCATAAATCTTTCTAAGTCTGTCTTTAGTAGTCTATCCTTATGGGCATCTAATTCTAAATCTCCATCTACTGACATCTGTTCAACCCAATACGCTACAGCTATAGCTAACGCATCTAATCTGTCATCATTTCTTAAACTACCCTTGTCTTTTGTAATACGGGTCAATTGATGAAACAATTGGTAATTAGGATCTATAGTATCAAAGTCTTGTCTTATTAATTGTGGCGACACTATGAGCTTGTGTTGGTTCATAACGGGTTCAAGGGTATCTATAATTCTTAATTCCTTTTGTCTGCTATGATTAACTTCTTCAATAGTCACAGGATAATATCTGTTAACGATTGGTTTTAATAATTGGGTAAACATTCCGTCCCCAAAGTTTCTCTCTACTATAATTTTATTAACTTCTGCGTTCCTTGCTTCTCTTGCTATTAGTTGTAAGTTTTCTTCAACGTACCCACCCGTCAACCCTGTACAAGACTGTACATATAAATTACCACCTAACATTTTTACGATGGCAATTCCTAATTCGTCCTTTCCTCGACCACTAGGGTCAATGGACATTACCGAACCGTTGAACTCGGTAAATTCATCTGACTTAAACATTGGACTATAAAATCTATCTCCTGCAAATCCAACGCTAGGTAAATCTTCAATAGCGTATTCCTGACTTCCTGCCCAAGCAATACTAACAGGTGCTAACTTGGTATTCATATCCATAACTACAAGATCAGACAGCTTTAATGGGTATCTGTCTTTGTCAGATAAAGTGGTATCTAACATGAACTGTAAACTGAATCCTGAACGCCCATAGGACGCTTCTCGTTCCTTTAAATCTAAATCCGTGAACCTTTTAGGGTCAATGGGAGAACCCTCCTCTAAAGAGCTCTCTGTGATGTATGGAGCTAACTTACCTTCGTACTTTTTATTGTCTTTTGCTAAAGGTTTTCTAGCTGTCCATATCCTTGTTGTATATCCTCTGTTGCCTAGATCATTATACATACTCATTTCAGATTGAGGTGTACCTAAAAATAAGATTTTACCATTAGGCGATAAGACGGCTTCAAATTCTTTAATGCTACTTGATAATTTATCTCTCATTGTTTGAGTTAAACTATTATTTAAACTTTCGCAGTCATCACTAATAATATAATCAGCTCTTGATCCTGTTAGCTGCCCTGTAATTCCTACTGACTTAACTGAAGGTGCATGAGAGGCTTTTGCTAAAGCAACATCAAAGGAAACATTTGAACCCCTTTGATTATCTTTAGGTGTTAAATGTTTTAATACTTCCATCTCTCCGATTAGTCTTTTCGTAAATGTACTAAAGTCATCAGCTCTATTTTTAGAAGCTGATACTACAAGAAACTTTAAGTCTGGATTATTCATTAGTTTCCAACAGACAAACGCTGAACATATCCAAGATTTTCCAACACCTCTAAAGGCTTGAATAACAGCTCTCTTGGGTGCGTGTTGTATGAAGCTTGCCATATCGTACTGAACAGGAGTAGGATCTGGTAAGCTTAAATGCTTCCAACATAGGAATAAGAAATTCCTAAAGTCGTCTTTAATTGCCTTCATAAGATTCCATATAAGCCCGTAGAGGGCTATTGTTAATTAATAGGTTCGTCCATAGCCTCTTTCAGTTCTTCGTCTGAAAATGGCAATTGATTTGCCAATCTAGCTAGTGGACTTTCTGCAACTGGTACAGCGTCAATGTGATTATCTTTTAAAAATTGACGTGCTACATTTAAGTCTGCAGATTTACATTCAGGGTCGTTAACTCTGTCTAATAGCGTTTCAGCTAATTTGTTATGTAAAGTGTTTAGTGTTTCTTCTTTTTTATCCGACATTATCTATCTCTTTTTCTTTTACAGATTGGACATAGATTATCTAAAAATATATGAAATCTATGAAACATAATTTCGAACCAACTTTTTATTTTTTTCATTTTTACCTCTTATTTAAGTATTAATTTAACAATTGATTTTTCACCCATATAAATTTCTGTTTCTGCTTCAGATTTTATACATTGGTAATCTATACGATTTGTACTTGACCTCATTGCAATTCTTTTAGCTTTCAAACAAGTAGACATAGATTTTTGTATTCGGTGTTCTTTTATTTCACCATTAATAATTAATAAAAGAGCAACCACAACTTCAGTCATTAGTGAGTTCCGTTACCATTTTTTCTAACTTTATCTTTTAAATGTTCAATATCATTTAATGCTTTTTCTAATTGTTTATTTAAAAATTCTATATTAACTTTGTTAGTCATATTCATTTCTTGAGTAGACTGTAATTTCTCTACAGTTTTATATAAATCTTCTAATAAAAAATGTTGCTCTTGGTCAGTAGGTACTTGCTCAGATTTTTTAAGTAAATCATTTTCAAATAATTCTCTTGAAGTTTCTAATGATGTAAGTCTTGCTGTAACTTCTGTGTATGCAAACACAC